GTTCAAGCGAAGTCGTCATTGATGGCGTTCGCGTCCAATCAGAAGGCTTCACAGTTTCGTGTGTTTCTGAGATGTCAGTCACAGCACGTAAAAAGTGGGAAAATGAGAGCGATACAACAGAGACGTGGACAGATATTGATGACACGTCAAATGATTGGGTAGTTGCTTCTGATACGTCAGAATCATGGACGGATATTGACGACACAACAGAGACTTGGGTCCCAATATCTGATAACACTGAAACGTGGCAAATTGCCGCATGAGGATTGAAAAATGGCTGATACCACAACCACAAACATATCGCTGACCAAACCAGAGGTTGGCGCGTCAACAGACTCATGGGGTACAAAGATCAATACCGATCTTGACACCATTGATGCGATCTTTAAGGCTGACGGTACAGGTACATCAGTTGGCTTGAATGTTGGTTCTGGTAAGACATTAAAAATTGCTGGCACATTGCAGACAACTGCTGACGTAGTATTTAACGAAGCTGGCGCTGATGTTGATTTTCGTGTTGAATCAGATACCAACACACACGCTCTGTTTGTGCAGGGCAGTGACGGCAACGTAGGTATTGGTACGAGTTCGCCTTCAAGCAAACTTCATGTTTCTAATGGCACTGGACAAGACGTTCAAACTGGATCACTTACGTTGAACAACTTTACAGGTGATGGTGCGGGTGTTGCGTTTTCAAGAACTAGCGATGGCGCTTTAACGTCTGCTGTTGGTACAGTGCTTACTGAAAGTGTTGGAATTTTTGGACGAGAAAATGTTGTTTTTGCGACAGGTGGTAGTAGTACTTATTCATCTACGACAGAACGCGCCCGTATCGACTCCAGCGGTAACGTAGGTATTGGTACGAGTTCTCCAAGCACATTCGGGAAACTGGCTGTTTATGGTGGCTCTGTGGTTTGTGCTAACTCGCCAAACGGAGAAAATGAATTAGTAAAAGGCGTTTTTACATCTGGGTTGTACCCTGCTGGTGTTTACACATACAACAGCTTTTCAAGCAACTATGCAAACTGGTTGACATTTAAAGTAACAAACACTGCTGGAACTACATCAGAAGCAATGCGTATTGACTCCAGCGGTAACTTGCTGGTGGGGACTACAAGTACGTTAACCGTATCTGGGGTTGGTAGTATTCACTGTTTTTCTACGGGAGCTGCAGGAAACTGGGCAACCGCTATAAGAAACTCTAACGCATCACAACCTTGGGGCTTGGCCGTAAGTTTTACTGGAGCCGCGCCAAATACAACAAACAATGCTTTTTATTGGGCCGCTGATTCAGGAAATACCAGATTCATTGTTTATTCAAACGGTGGTGTTTGGAACTACCAAGCAAATAACGCAAATATATCTGACCGCAGAGAGAAAACAAACTTTGCCCCTGCTGGTGAATACTTGTCAAAGATTTGCGCTATTCCTGTGCAGACCTTTAACTACATCGATCAGAACATGGAAGAAGATGGCGGCTTAACATTGGGTGTTGTTGCCCAAGATGTTCAAGCTGTTGCTCCTGAATTTGTTGCAGAGACAAACATTGGTACACCTGACGAACCAAAGATGCGCTTGTCAATCTACCAGACTGACTTGCAGTACGCGCTAATGAAGTGCATCCAAGAACAACAAGCCCTAATCACAACACTCACTGAGCGCATCACAGCATTGGAGCAAGCATAATGACCATCGAATTCAAAATTGCTCAACTTGAGCGTCAAACATCTAATGGTTTTGTGACCACAGTTCATTGGACTGCTTCTAAGACCGAAGGTGAGAACATTGTTAGCTCTTATGGCTCAGTTGGTTTCACTCAAGAAGACGGTGTAAACCTGATTCCATTTGCTGACCTGACTGAAGCAGTTGTCATTGATTGGGTGAAAGAGAAGCTAGACGTTGAAGCTATGGAAACAGGCTTTGATGCTCAACTAGCTGAACTGGCTGCTCCTGCTAAAACATCTGGTATGCCTTGGAGTAACTAATGGACAACCAGCAACTATTCAACTTAGTGGTCAGCGTTGCTGGCTTCTTGGCTGTTTACACACTTAACGGCCTGACTCGTAAGATTCAGCGCCTTGAGGATGAGCTGAAGACTCTGCCACATGACTATGTGCAAAAGGATGACTACCGAGCTGATATGCGTGACATCAAAGAGATGCTCAAGCAAATCTTTGACAAGCTAGACGGCAAAGCAGACAAGTAATGTGGATCCAATCAGCCTTCTCATGGCGGCGCAAGCTGCTGTTGCCGCAGTTCGTAAGGGCTGTGAGATGCTCAGTGAGGGGAAGGCTGAAATTAATAAGCTCAAGTCAACTGTCGAAAAAGGCATTGGTGACGCTAAAGCTATTTACAAAGAAGTCACTGGCCTTTGGTCGTGGCTTCTTGGTTTATTTGGCGGCAAGAAAGAACAAAAGCCAGCTCCTGTCGTTGCATCAGCACCAGCAGTTGTTGTTGCAGCAAGCGTTGCAAAGAAGACAAAGGTTAAAGAACCAGAGCTGAGTTATGAGGAATATCAGACGCAAGCCATTCACCAAGTGTGTGAGCAGCTAAAGACATTCTTCGAGATCAGACGGACATTGAGAGCGCATTGCCTTGAGTTGGAAGAAGTCAGCAAGACGACTACAACAATTGAAGATAGTGCGATTGACAGGGTTGAGATTGAACTCCAGTTGGAGAATATGTCAACTCAAATCAGGGAAGCGATGGTGTATGCGCCAAAGGAGCTGCGTAACATTTACAGCCGTTTCCTTGAGATGTATGACCTGATTCTTGAGGAGCAGGAGTTTGACAGGCAACTAAAGCGCAAGCGTGAAAGAGATTCAAAGTGGCAACGAGAATTACTGCGCAATCACAGGGTAGATCGGGCAATAGTAACGGCAACGGTACTAATTCTGGTTCTGTGGATGTGGGCGTTCATGCTGTCGCTAGGATGGCTCGCGAAGACACAAGGTGGTTTGTCGCTGGTGTAGTTGTAATGTCAATTGTTTTGTTCTTGGCGTTGCCAATTTCAGCCTTGGTCGTCATTGACTACTTGAAGTTAAAGTCAGAGTTGCAATACGAGATTCGTCAGTTGAAGAAGCTCAAAAAGGAGATCAAGGAAAACCATGAAAAAGTTGATACTGTTAAGTCTTCTGATGCTGGTGGCGTGTGAAGATAGGTACAGGTATTTTTGCCAAGACCCTAAAAACTTCACGGCAAAACGCTGCCAACGCCCTGACTGTCTATTCACTCAAGATTGTCCAGATTACTTAGTCGCACCTGTATTGGAGAAGCAAATTGCACAACAACCAGCATCCGCAGCGTCCTCTGACCGCTGAAGAATTTGAAACCCGTATCTGGGGGTTTGTCGTTATCGTTGTCACGCTGATCTTGGCTGGCATCGTGGCTTTCATGCTTTACAGCTTGGCCTTCGTGGTTCAGCCTTTGAAGTCAATGGCTCCAATGGACCAAGCCTTTGCCAAGATGCTCAATGACATTGTGTTGTTGGTTGTTGGTGGCATTGGCGGTGTGATGAGCCGTAAAGGTGTTCAAGCAGCAGCAGAGAAGATGGCGGCTCCACAGCCCCCAAAGACACAAACCGTAGCGCCTAGCACTTCCCCTGCGCCTACGGCTCCAACTGGGGGAATGTTTGATTTCAACTTTGGTGGTTTCCAAAACCCAGAGCTTGATGAAACTTGGAGAGCGCCACCACCACCTACAACGCCACCAGACTTCATTGACCCGTCAGCCGAGGAAATTGCACATGAACGTGCAGCAGCCAAAGGTGAAGCGTAATGGTAAACCCTTGGATGATTATTGGTGTCATTTGTGTCGTGCTTGGAACATACAAGTACGGCACACATGAAGGCTACAAGGAGCGCGATGCAGAGATGCAGCAAGAGATTGCAAGGCTCAATGAGGAGTCTCGCGCCAAGGAGCAAAAGCTCGCTGAAGACTTGAATCAAACATCTTCACAATTGAAGGAAGCAAACGATGTCGTCACTCAAAAACAAAGTTCTCTTGATGCTGCCATTCGTTCTGGCAGGGTGCGCTTCGGCTCCTCAAGTTGCCCACAAGGGAGTTCAGGTTCCACCACTGCCAGCGGAAATAACCAAGCAGGAAGCGAATCTGACATCGAGACTCTCAGACTTATTGCTGAAATCGCAGCCGAAGGCGACAGAGCCATCAACAAACTCAATGCCTGTATCACAGCCTATGAGCAAGTCAGGAGCCAAGTAAATGACGGTCAACGCTGAACAACTATCCAAACTGCATATTGGCCCTGAATGGGTTGATGCCTTGAATGAAACATTTGAGCGTTTTGGCATCAACACACCACGCCAACAGGCTGCTTTCATTGGTCAATGTGGACATGAGTGCGGAAACTTTAAGGTCTTGCAGGAGAACCTGAACTATCGTGCAGCCACTCTGATGAAGCTGTGGCCTAAACGCTTTCCAACTCAAGAGGTTGCCAATGCTTACGAAAAGAACCCAAAGAAAATCGCAAACATGGTCTATGCTTCTCGCATGGGTAACCGTGATGAGTCATCTGGGGATGGTTACCGTTTTCGCGGTCGTGGGTGTATTCAGCTTACTGGTCATGCTAACTATTTCCACGCTGGTAAGGCATTGGGGATTGATTTTGTTGCTGACCCTGACTTGGTTGGTACTCCAAAGTATGCAGCCCTAACTGCTGGCTGGTTCTGGTCAACTCACAATTGCAACAACTTAGCGGAAGCAGCAGATTGGGTCGGACTGACCAAGAAGATCAACGGTGGAACGATTGGTCTAGACGACCGTATAAAACACACCAACGAAGCACTGGCGGTTTTACAAGCCTAATTTCAGCGAAAATAGAGGCTATGTCAAACGTAAAGCAGCAACTAAGCACACCAGCATTACCTGACTTGCCTAATCCGCAAGAACGGTATGACAGACTGACTGTTGCTCAGACCAATGCTGCTTTACGGACTTTCTTCTTGAAGGTCGTCAATGCTTTCACGGCTTTGCTTGGTCCTGCTGGCGCTCGATACATTGACTCGCCAAACGGCTTGTTCTTCAGCACGTCAGATCAGACTTTGGCTGCGACAAACACCAAGTACGACATTACGTTCGATCAGACATATTTGAACAACTACATCAGCGTTGTTGATTCTTCAAAGATCACTTGCGCTGTTGGTGGCATCTACAACTTCCAGTTCTCTGGTCAAGCAAAGTCAACAAACTCATCTGCCAAGCAGATTTACTTGATGATTAACAGGGATGGCACTGACATTGGGTACACCACAAGGCAAAACACTTTGTCAGGCTCTGACCAGCATATGTCTGTCAACTGGAACTTCAGCATTGATGTCAGTGCTGGTTCATACATCAAGTTGCGTTGGGCTGGTGACTCAACAGATTTGAGGCTTGAGGCGACAGCAGCCACATCTCCACACACTGGTATTCCATCAGCAGTATTGGCGGTCAACTACCTTGCGCCATTGCCAACTACACTGCCAACGCCACCATAAAGAGCAAAGATCATGGCACTCATTCCACTCAAAATTCCTGCTGGTGTCTTCCGTAATGGCACTGAATATCAGTCTTCTGGACGTTACTACGACTCAAACCTAGTTCGCTGGTTTGAAGGCACTTTGCGTCCAATTGGTGGATGGCGTAAGCGTTCATCTACGCAATTGACAGGTTCATGCCGTGGCCTTATGACTTGGCGTGATAACTCAGCAGATCGTTGGATTGTTGCTGGCACGAACTCCAAGCTGTACGTGATGAACGAGGCTGGCACTGTCAAGGACATCACACCAACTGGCTTCACCACTGGTTCTGCTGATGCCGTGTCCAAGTTGGGTTACGGCTATGGCACTTACGGTTCATTTGCG